GCTCGACGGGCCCCGGTAGAGCTGGAGGCAGTCCTGCGTCGTCGGCTTATAGGTGCCGTCCGGGTTCGTCTGGAGTGTCGGGAACCCGTGCTGCGACGTCGACTGAACCCACGACGCGGACTGGCCCAATGGCCGATACCAGGTCTCGACGACGCCGGTGCGGTCGAGCTTCCAACTGATGTGAACGATCAGCTCGTACGCGATCCCGGTGATGAACTGGCCTTTCGGGACCGCGTACATCTTCGGGAGGTTGTTGTTCGACCCGTCAGTGCTCGAGCGGAACTCGTACGCGTACGGCGTTCCGGACGCGTACGACTTGCCGGTGAGAAGCGAGACTCCGATGTGGGTTGGTTTCAGGAGCAGCGTGAAGTTCGCCTGCCCTTTCCCCAACGCCTGAAAGTTCGGCTCGACGATCTGCACGGGCCAGCCGGGGTTCCCGTCAGTCCAGCCGGCCGCGGTATGGACACGGAGGGTGAGGTACTCGTCGGTGTCGACGCGGATCGGGGCGTAATGCGTGATCACCTGGCAGCGCTGCTTCACCGACGGGCTCGCGGGCACGTTGAACTGGCCCCACCAGCCAGGCCGGCCCGACTGATCCTGGAGGAACTTGAGCTCGCCGAAATGGCAGGCTGTCGTGTCCTTGTTTGAGGTGGAGTCCTGGGTGCCGCCGTTCTTCCCGGTTCCTTCCCATTGGGAGTCGTCACCGGTCGAGAAGTCACCGTTGAACAACGGTGAAGCCATGGGTCACCTTTCGTCGCGGTACAGGTCGAACAGCTCCCACAGGTCCGTCCACAACGCGTTCAGGAGGGCGCCGAACGCGACGCCGACCATGAACATCAGCGCCGCCGTCACGGCCGGTCACACCAGTACGGATCCGCTAGCGCGGCCCGCGCCACGTCCTGGTAGCCGTCGTCCCCGACGGGGTATTTCTCAATGTCTCGCAGCGCGTCTTCGAGACGATCCCAGCGATGGATGATCGCCCACGCATCATCTGAGGAGATCGGGTTCCTGTTGACAGCCTGGACAAGTTTGTCGCGCAGGCTCACGGCCGTTTACACCAGTTCTGATCCGCTAGGCCGGTCACTCGGGCTCCCAGTCCGGGTCGGGTTCGCCGTACCCGCCCCAGTGCGACTCGTCGAACGGGCGGGCGTACAACCTGAGGTCGGGCCGGATCCAGCGGACGTCGTCGGCGCACTGCTCCGCGACGAGGGTCGCGAGCTCGCCGGTAGCCGCAGCAACCGCTTTCTTGTACTCATGGTCGCGTCGGATGAGGGCGTCGTCGAAGCTGCCGACGACCGCCGGCTGGTTCTTGCGGCGGTGGTAGCGGTCACGGAAGAACGCGCGGCTCTTCTCAAGGGTGCGGTGGTAATAGTCGCGGAGGTACGTCGCGTTCGCGTGCGTGCAGGGCTCGCAGCGGCAGCCGTTGATATAGGTGCCGCGGGTGCCGTGCTTCCACTCCGACATGGGCTTCTTAGCTGGCACCTGGCCGCCTCGAACGCTGGTTATGTTCCGCTAGGCGCGGCAGGTTGTGAAATACACCTTGACACCGCGGCACCCGCGGGCTTATGCTCCCGCTCACACAGACGGCGGGCCGGACCCAGGTATGAGGCCGAAGGCCGGCCCGCCACCTAGGAGCGTAATGACCACCATCCTTGAGGAGCAGGAGCTGATGACCGATAGCGACCTGCGGCGCGACATGCGGACTGAGAGTCTGCTTCGCGAATGGAACATCGACTTCGAGTTCGATCCGGAGTTCGCGATCCGGAAACTCGACACCGAGTACGACGACTCGCAGGTGCGGAGGATCGAGCACCGTGCCCCGCAGGAGAACGTGAACGAGTACGCGATCCAGATGCGGGCCGGGGCGATCTTCCCGCCGATGGTCGCCACCCACAACCGGCGGCTGATCGACGGCAACACCCGCAAGGGCGCCTGCGACGTGAACGGCGTCGAGACCTTCCCGGTCTACCTTGTGAAGCTGCCGCAGGCGTCGTACGGGCCGATGCTCGGCGCGGCGCTGAACCAGATGGGCGGCAAGAGGCTCACCGACGACGAGGCGTTCCTCGCGGCCGAAACGATGATCCGCAACGGCCACGCCGACGAGGCAATCGCCCGGACGATCGGCAAAAGTCCGCAGTCGATTCGCAACTACCGTCGTCAGACCCGCTTCAAGGACGCCGCGGAGCGGACCGGAGTCGCCGAGGTGAAGGTCACGGCCACGGCGCAGCGTGCGCTCGCGGACATCAAACTCGACGAGCCGTTCAAGGAAGCGGTGCAGCTGGTCTCGGCGGTGAAGCTGCCGCCTCGTGACGTGCAGGAGCTCGTCGAGAAGATCGGGAACACTCACAGCGAGGCCCAGGCGCTCGAGGTGATCGAAGAGGCGCGGACGAAGCTCGCGCCTGCCGGGCCGCCGCCGCAGAAGCAGAACCTGACCAAAGCCGCGACCGCTGCTGGGCGCAAGATCGACGCGTTCCTCGCAACCGTGACGGTGCCTGCCGGCGAGCTCGCACCCGCAGCGCTTCGTGCTGACCTCGAGCCGAAGTGGAAGCGGCTGAACGACCTCGCTGGTGCAGTGCTGCTTGCGTTCTCTGAGAACCCGCAGACTGAGATCGAGCCCGCGGCGTCATGAGCAATCGGGAAGAGCCCTGGCTTCGCGTCGTCGCGGAGCCAGGGCAGACGCCCGCCCGTCGCAAGGCCGGCGGCGGGATGAGCTCGACGGCGCAGAGCATCTTCGACGTGCTCTATGAGGCCGGCGAGCCACTTGACGCTGACGCGATTGCCGCTCGCACCTGGGACCGCTCGACGAGCGCCGCCCAGGGCTACGCCCTGCGTAAGGCTAGGGATCAATACGAGTCCAACCGTCGGTGGTACAGCCGAACTGTTCGAGAGCCGAAGACGGAGGGTGTTCGGCTCTCGCGGACACCCCGCGAGGTCTGGACGTCGCGGATAAGAAAGCTCCTCGGCCAGCGCCGTCTCAACGGCACCCTGCTCGTCGATGAGCAGGGTCGCTACTCCCCGAATCCTGAGAAGCCACCGATCGCGGAGCGGGTCGACGGCAGCACCTATCGCTACAGCCGAGAGGCGTGGCTCGAGACGACCCAGGCTGCGCGGACGACCGGGGAGGTTCACACGATGGCGATGGAGGTCGAGCGGTATCTCGGCGGCCGCAGCCGCGACGAGCTGCTCATGACGCTCGAGCTCTTCGTCGACGAGCAGGCCGGGTTCGGAAAGGACAAACGGCGGCCACTCGACCCACGCACGATCCGCAAGCAGCTTCGCTGGCTGCTCGAACGACCGACGACCGACGAGAGCCGCGCCTGGCTCCTGCACGAACTGATCCGCCGGATCTACGAAAGCTGAGAAAACCCTGCGATTTGCAGGGTTTTGTGGTTTTCGGGCCTTATGCCTGTAACAGCCAAAGGACTCCGCTAGGCCTACGCGGCGTCCCGCATGGTTACGGGGTTGCTGGGGACACCTAACTATGCTTTCCTGTCTTAAACCGCCAGGAACCGCATGGTTGAGCGAAAGCTGTATTACACTCATATCTGGCTGTTGCCTGACGCGGCGCGGGCGGCGCGGATGACGGCCTCGAGGTCACGGGTGTCGAACCCGGCGTAGTACCGCCGTGTTGTCTCCGACGACGAGTGGCCGAGCAGCTCCTGCGCCGCTGGGAGGTTGCCGGTGTTGCGGAGGATCTCGGTTGCGACGGTGTGGCGGCCGCGGTGCATCCCCGCGTCACGGCGCGCGTCGGGCTGGACGAGGTCGACCTCCTCGAGCCGGTTGTACCACCACCGGTCGATCGCCCGGGGGAGCATGCTTTTCCCGTGGAAGAACGAGGTGTGCATCCCTGTGCGGCGGCGCGGGCAGATCAGGAACCTGTCAGCCGCAATGTCTGTGCCGCCGAGGTCGAGCTCCAGGCTGGTGAGGTCGACCCAGAACTCCTCTTCGACGATCGGGATCACCCGGACCTTGCCGCCCTTCCCGACCAGGGAGAGCTGCCGGTAGCCGAAGTCGAAGTGGCGGAACCGGACGCCGGCGAGCTCGGCGCGGCGGACACCGTAGAGGAGCACCAGCACGACGCCGCAGCGGTCGCAGGCGTGCTGTTGCGCCAATGCTCGGCGGACGAACTTCTCGGGGAACGGTTCGCGGCGGGTGTCGCGCTTCTTCGGCATCCTCAACGCCCTCGCGGGGTTCGAGATGATGCCGCGGTTCTCGCGGATCGCCCAGTCGAAGAACGACCGCCACGTCGCGATCACCCGGCCCCTGGTCGCGGGCTCGACCGAGCCCCAGTAGTGGTCGAGGCACTCGCGCAAACGTTCGACACCGACGGGGGCTTCCATATCTGTGAGCTCGAGGTCGGCGAAGAAGAGCGCGAGCGGCGCCAGTGCTTGCTCGTATTTGTCGACGCTGCCGGGGGCGGCGCCCCACTCGGAACGGAACCAGCGGATGTACCGGGCGACCTCGAGACCGAGGGGGGTCGCGCGATACGAGTTGTCTTTCACCGATTCGCGCAGCAGCCGTGCTGCGTCGGCGAGGTTTTGTAGCGTAGGCCGTGCATGGGAGCTTGTACCTCCTGTGCCGCGCCCGGGCCGTGTGAGCGGTGCCGGGCTTTTTATGGTCGGAGGCATCCTACTCGCCCTGCTTGTCACCGTTCGTGTGGGGGCGGTGCTTCTCGAGCCACGCGTACACGTCGTCGGGGTCGTACCGATAACCGGCGGGGAGCTTGAACGCTGGTAGCTCACCCTGCCGGGTGTACCGCTGCACCGTGTCGACGCTGACTCCGATCCATTCAGCGACGTCCTGGGCGGTGATCAGGTGACTCATCGCCACCCGGTTTTAGCGCGTCCACCCGACCCCCGAGAGGGCGCAACAAGGCACAGGACAGGGCAGGAAGTCTCAGGAGGCGCGGGGGGGGGGTAGCCCGTCACAGCGGTTTTGTCCGCTGTTTGCGACACGAACGTCACAGGTGCTACCTCCGATCCGACCCCGTCGGCGGGAAGTAAACGGCGGAGGCTAACAGGTTTACTTGAAGGCCAACGGGGTGCGCACTCGGACGCGCGCGACCCCGCCGGCCCGGGCAGGGTAGCTACAGTGAGCTCGAACCCCGCACCACTTAGGGTGACGGGGGAACTCGGACAAAGGACTCGATATGCGTTCAACTCTCGCGAGGGTCGCGGTAGCCGCGGTCCTGCTCCTCGTCATCATCCCGGCGGCGGCCGCCACCTCGAGCTCGTGGCAGTCCGGCGCGGCCTACCAGGTTCAAGAAACCGACGTCAACAACCTGCTCGAGAAAACCTACGACCACGCCTACTGCAACGGGATACCGCGGTTCGGCCACAGCGGCTCGTTCCCGGATGAGACGTTCCGCGTCTTCGACTGCGACATGACGCTGAACGGGAAGTACTGCACGGGCCGTATCCGGACCGTGAAGGCTCCCAGGTACGGGTACTTCCGGGGGCTGTGGGTCGGGCGGACCAGCTGCTACTAGCGGCGTAGCGACGCGACGATCGCGAGGGTGAGCAGCACCGCGAGCACCACCAGGAGCCACGTCACTCCGGTGGTTTGGGTGGGAGCTCGGCGGTCTGCTCGCCCTTGTCGGGCCAGTGCGGAAGCGCCATGTGCTGGGAGGGCTGCGGCTCCGGCCACCCCTCCGGCTCCGCCGGCTGGTGGCCGTTACCGGCGCGGTAGCCGACCCAGGCGCCGAGGACGCCGATCATCCCGCCGAACGCGGCGGTGAGGACCTGCGTCTCGTTGTCGCTCAAAGATGAGGCGGTGTTGCCGTTCTGGATCGCGGCGACGCTGACCCCGACGACGAGGCTGACGACGGCGAGCGCGAGGCCGCCGGCGAGCAAAATGGCGACCCACTCCGACGTCGACCGTTTCACGGGAGGAACGCGAGCACCGCGACGCCGGCCGGCTGATACGCGGCCTGCTGGGAGTGGCGCATGATCTTCGGGTCGCCCTGCCCGCCATGCGACCAGACGAGCGGGTCGGCGCCGGGTTCGAGGATCGCGACGACGTGATGCCCGGGGTAGGCGCCGTACACGATCAGATCCCCGGGCCGCGCCTGGAGCAGGCTGACCCGTCTGGCGTACTTCGACTCGAGCAGGGTGCCGGTGTACCCGAGTCCGTCGAATGCGCGGCCGTTCGGATCGGTGACCTTCGCGACCTGGGCGGCGTACGTCACCCCGCCAGAGCAGTCGGTCTTGATCCGGCCTACCTGCCCGGGATGCGGGATCGGCCGTACCTGGGCGTAGTCCCAGTTGGCGCGCTCGTCATAGAACTGCCTGAGCACGGCTGTGTAGCGTTCCCGCGCCGAGGTGATCGCCGCGGGTGGGAACGGCGCGTGCTTCTCCAACGCGGCGATGAGGAACTTGCCGCATGTCGGGGTTCGTTTCCCTTTCGAGTACTCCAACCGTGTTTTCGCGGCGACGCACGCGTTGCCGGTCTCGGTGCCGAAGTAGCCGTCCGCCTTGCAGGGGAAGCCTTTGGCGGTGAGGAGCTGCTGCGCCCCGGTGACGTCTGCGCCGTGCATCAACGGGTTCGTCAACTGAAGTGTCCGGGTCAACGTCAACGCCATTCGGGTTCCTCTTTCAGCTCGTGAGTGAGTAGTCATCGACGGCGAGCCGGATCAGCATGTTCACCTGACGGGTCAGCGCGGTGATCTGCGCGGACGCTTGCGCGGCTGTCGGGTTCGGGATCGCGAGAAACGCAAGATTCGCGTTCAGGGCGGGTTGGGCGCGGCCGATGATCGTCGCCCTGTTCGCGGCGTAGTCGACGAACGAGGCGGCGGCCTGGTCGACGGCGGCCTGCACCGTCGGATCGTCGGTTGTCGCGGTGATCGTTTTCGCGCCCGTCGACTCGAGCGGCGGGCCAACCCACCCGTACGTCGTCCCCGGCGGCAGCAATGACCCGAACGTGTCCTGGTTCATTTGCAGGCTGGTCGTGACGCTCACGGCGTGTACACCTCCGCGATAAAGACCGAGTCGCCGCCGTTCACATCGGTCGTGATGTTCGTCTGGTACACGGTGAGCGTCCCTGAAGTGAACATCGCTGCTTGCACCTCGTAGGTGTAGGTGCCGGCGCCGGGGTTCTCGTCGACCCAGGTGAGCGTGCGAACCTGCCCTGTGCCGCCGGCCGCGATGCTCGTGAAGTTCGCGGACGCGATCTGGGTTCCGCCGCGGAGGAACGCGAACAGGATGTCCGAGTTGTTTACCGATCCGAACGACGCCGCGCTCATCGTCAATCTCACGTTCTGCCCTGATGCGACGATGACCCCTGCGATCTGCCACGGCGTCGAGAACGCCCCTACCGTTGTCGTCGTCCGGGTGATGTTCGCGGCCGGCTTGTTCAGGTAGACCTTCGGGCCGCCGCCGACGCCCGAGACGGCGCCCCACTTGATCCCGAAGGACGCGGTCGAGTCGGACGTCAACACCTGCCCGTCAGCGCCGACGCCGAGCCTGCCAACGGTGTCGTTGCCTGTCCCGACGATCAGGTCGCCGAGCACGTCGATCAACGCGAGCGGAACCGCCCCCGGTGACAGCGGGACCGGGGTGGTGCTGCTGCCGAGGATCACCGCGATAAACGCCGGCCGGGTCGTGTGCGGCGTCGTCACCCCGGACCCGTACACGTTCGAGGAGGTCGGGTACCCGGCCGCCCCTGTCCCTTGGGTGAGGTACGCCTTGATCGCGTACGTCGACGGTCCCGCTGGTGGCGTGTCGATCGCCGACACCGACAACGACGAGGCGAAGTATTCGCCCTGGGTGGCGTTGTAGTCCGCGAAGACTCCTTGCGCGACCCCGTTGCGGTACAGCTCGAAGATGACGCCGCCCTCATCGGTTCTAGAGAAGGCGTACGGACGCATGTCGACGTCGACGACGGAGGCGTAGAACAGGATCTGCACCTGTGTGGCACCGTCGAACGTGAGCGTGGACGCGGTGACGATGTCGGTGGGGGCCGCCGGGTTGGTGCTCGTGACCGGGATCAGGCCGCCGCTGGTGAGAACGTCGGTGACGTTGAGGATCGTGCCGGCCCCGGTGCCGAGACCCGGGATCGGGTCGGCGCCGTAAGGGAGGTGATCCCTGCCGTGGATCGATGGTTTCAGCCCGGTCACGACGGTATCCACTGCGTCGGCGGCGGCGGTACGTAGTACGCCGCCGGCGACAGGTCCAATGTCAACGTGAGGTCCCACTGGTTCGCCGGACCGAGCTGCGCGTCGTAGGTGATCCCTTCGACGAAGAACGTGTCGCCGCCGAACCCGCCCCCGCCGGGATGCGTCGTCCTGATGCTGACGATGTCGTCGATCTCGACGTTGCAAAGGAAGTTCCAGTGGTACGCGGCGTTCGGATGGTTGGTGTCGACCCATTTGAACGCGGCCTGGCTGACTCGAGCAGCCGGGCTCGCCTGGTTGGTGACGTAGAACGTGCCGAACAGCTTCGTCTCGCCGGCGGGGTCGGCGAAATACACCCCGGTAGTCGCGCCGGCGTTGATCAGGTCCATCCCGGTGAGGCTGCGCGGCCCGTACCTCGCGACCGACGCGGTGTCGACGACGAGCTGGTTGTGGATCGCGGTGTCCGCGATCCCCTGCGGCGTGAACAGCGCGTTGTTGACGATCTTGGTGACGTCACGGTCGAGGTTGATGCTCTGGAGGAGGGCGCGATTAGGGTTCCCGATCGCGCCGGCGGTGTCGGTGACGTTCCAGGTGTTGATCCCGTAGTTCTGCGGCTGGAACCGGGCGAGGCGCCCCCTGAAGTTGATTTTCCCGTCCTTCCCGACGAACAGGTTCGCGACCCCACTAAACTCGGCATCTGCGGCGTCCTGGATCGCGCTGAGGATCTTCTCACCGGGCGCATACGTGACCTGTTGCGTCGTCACGTTCCCCGAGTAGACATTTGTGAGGGCTGCGGGGATGCCGGCGTCGGCGAGCAACGCTTTTATCTGGTCCTGAACGGTCGCGTGCTGGTAGGTCGTGTTCCCGGTCGTGTTCGCCGGTTTGCTGACCGTCCCGGTCGCCGAGTTGTAGATGACGTCGAGGCCGGCCGGGACTTCCATCAGCGCGAGCATCGAGAAGATGTCGGCCATGTCGACGCTGCCGCGGCTGACGGCGTTGTCGACGGCGATCTGCTGCGGGATCCCTTGCAACAGGCCGGTGAACAGCGGCACCCAGTTCGTGGTGACGGGGTTCTGGATCGAGATTCCGCAGGGGCAGTTCGGGTTCATCGGCCAGAACGGGCTCGCGACGTTGGTTGGGTCGAGGTTCGCGTGCATGTCGACGAACGTGACCGAGGCGGTGCCGCTGTCCATCTTGTCGGTGATGTACGAGCGGCCGCGGCGGATCGAGAATCCTGTCGCGATCGAGATCCCGGCCGGATTGTCGATCCGAACGCGGGTCGGGTTGACGTCGTTCCACGCGTTCGTGTACGCGATCCAGATCCCCGCCGGCCCAGACGCTGGCGTGCCCGAGACGGCGCCGCCCGCCCCCGTCGAGGGCGCGGCAACGGTCCCCGACTGCTGCGTCGAGATCTGCCACGGGAGCCGCTGCGGGCCTAGCGCGGGGCCGCGGGTCGCGAGCATCTCTTAATCGACCCGAGCTCTTTTGGCGATCTGACTAATCCGTTGCTTCGAGACTCCGAACGTATTGGCCACCTCGGTCTGTGTAGCCCCGAACCGGAGTAGAGCAAGAGCCTGGTCGTGGTCGAACTTCCGAACGCGGGGCACGAACCGCAGCTCGACCTCGATCGAGTGGCCGCAGTGCGGACAGACACGTTGCATAGCAGCGCGACCTAGCTCGAGATCGCGACGAGCCTGCGGAGATGGTTCGTGAACTGCGTCGTCGCTGTCGACACCGAGAACTGCGCTGTGACCGACAGTGCTTTCGCGGTTGTGGTGTCCAACCCGGTCGCGACGGCGGGGACGTTCGCGCCAGCAGAGGTCATCGTGTAGGTCGACTGCGGAGCGGAATCAGCGCCGACAGGCACGTTGTTGAGGTTGACTTCGCCCATCGCGAAACAGGTGCCGGTCACGCCGATCGTGCGCCAGACGAGGTCAAGGTCGAGCATCCCCGCATAGTTCGCTCTCGCGGTCGCCGATAGTGCGACTGCGCCGGTCGACGCGAGCACGACGCCGGCGACGCCGCCCCAGCGAACCCGCAATGTCAACGTGCCGGGTGTCGTGACGACGTTCGAGACGTCGAACCAGCAGCGGATGTTGAACATCGCGCCCGGGTAGATACGGGAGTCGTACGCCGCGAACGAGTAGTCAGGGCAGATGACCGTCTCGGAGGCGGTGTTGAGGATCTGGGCGCCGTCGGCGATGTCGACGATCAGCGGGGACAGGTACGGGTTGGGCATGGCGTCTCCTTAGGGTGCGTAGCGTCCGCGGCCGGCGTTGAGGTCGCGATGCTGTGGTGCCTTGTAGCGGCCGAGCTGCTCCTGATGGGTCGTGACGGAATGCGCGATCTGTTTCCCGTCCAGGTGAACATGGGTGTGGATCACGGTCGGGACGCCCTGCAACGTCGGGCCGGCCGCGACGTAGCCCTTGTGCGCGATCGCCTGCGCGAACGCCATCTCAGCGGCTTTCCGCTGCCCCGGCTGGACGAACTTCGCGGCGAGCGACTCGGCGGAGACGACACGACCCAAGGGGCCGTACCCGGGCTTCTGCTTCTTCAGCTCGCCGTCGATCGTGTCGAGGAGCTTCCGGATCGCAGCCCGGGTCTTGTCGGTCAACGTGCCCCACTGCCCCGCGAGCACCTTCCCGATCTGCGTCAACAGATGCGTGTTCTTGTTGGTGTCGAGGATCGTCCCGGTCAATGATTTCTTGATCCGGGCAAGCTCCTTCGCGAGCGTCTCCTTCAACGGCGACTGGCCGGTGCCGGACGCCCCGAGGCCGAGCGCGACGAACTGCGCCGACTGGGTTTCCTTCGCCGCCTTCTTCGCCGCGGCAGCAGCAGCAGTGGCAGCGGCCTTTCGGTGCGCGATGATCGCCGACGTGAGCTGAGCTTTCTCGGACGCCGCGAGTGAGCGGTACTTCGTGCGGAGCGCCAGGCTGAGCTTCGGGTCTTTCGCTTCTTTCTCGGCTTCGGCGATCAGCCGGTCGTACACCTCGCGGAGCGGGCTGGTGCTGCCCTTCCCGAGCGGCTCCGTTTTCGATGCTGACGCTCGAGCCTGCTTCAGCGTGCCTTCGATCCCGGCGACGGTCGTCGCGATTCCCTGGGCGTACTCGCGGGCTATCAGCGCGGCATGCCTCTTCGCGGCGGCAGCGGCTCTCTTCGCCGCGGCGCGTGCTTTCCTCATCGCGGCCTCGCGTGCCCTCTCGGCCTTCTGGCGGGCTTTCTCGGCGGCAGCGGCTGCCTTAGCGGCGAAGGCGGCGTCACCGACCACGGACGTGTCACCGGGAACGGTCGTGGCGCCGGGAGCGGTCGCGGCCGCCGGGATGGCCGCTGATGCTGCCGCTATCGCGGCTGTCGACGCGGCGCGGGCGCCGAGGTCGAAGCCGGTGCCGTACGCGCTCCCGGTCGCCACGCCAGCCTGAAGCGCCGCGGCGGACCAGTTCATGTTCGGCGGATGGATCGAGTCGATCTCGGCCTGTATCGAGGTGACGAGGCTGTGAACACCGGGGATGATGTGGTGTCCGAGGATCGTGAAGTCGAACGCCTTCACGATCTCCAGACCGGCTTTCAGCGCGCCGATCTTGATCTGGTCCCACAACCAGACGAACGAGTTGTTGATCTCCTGGCCCAGCGTCTTGAAGAACCCGACGAGCGTGCCCCAGTGGTCTTTGATGTACCCGAGCGCGACGATCGCACCGACGATCGCGGCGGCCTCTGGGCCGATCGCAAGGGTGATCGCGATCCCGATCGCGGCGATCCCGAGGATCATCTCGGCCTTGTGCTTCCCGAACGTCTTCGCGAGAAAGTCGAACGCTTTTCTTGCCCCGTCGATCGCGGTCTTGACGCCGGTGATGAACAGGTCGCCGATCTTCTTCAACGTGGGGAGCATGTCCTCGAAGATCCCGGTCGCGACCTTCACCCAGTGGACGAGGTCGCGGACGGCGGCCTTGACGAAGTCGATGATCCGTTGCTGGTTCTTCGCCTGCGACAGCCACGCGGTCACCTTGTCGAGGTACCGGGTGATCGTCGGCATCAGCGCGTTCCCGATCTGGATCTCGACGTCGTGGAGGGCTGCGTGAAGCTTGTTGAACGGCGTCACCGCCGCGGCGGCCTGGCCGGCGAGTCGTTTGTTCACGATCGCAAGCGCCTGCGTCGCATTGATGTTCTTCGGGAGGATGATCCCGAACCGGTTCAGCGCCGACGTGTTGCCCTGAATGATCTTCCCGACGAGCTGCGCCGCCAGGCCGAGGTCGATGTTGCGGGTGCGGGCGAGATCCGACGCGGTGCTCATGTACTTGTACGCGACCGCCGCACTCCCGGACGCACGGTCGAGTTTCGTGAACGCGTCGGTCGTCTGGGTCATGTCGAACCCGAGCTGCTCCTGGCTCGAGCGGAGCTTCTCGACCCACGGCGCAACCGCCTTGAAGCTCTCGCCGTTCGCTTTCAACTGGGCCTGTAGCTGCCGTTGCGCGACGTTGAACCCCTCCGCGGCGTCGACGGTGAGCTTCAAGCCTTCGTAGACGCTGCCGGCGCCGACCAAGGCTCCGCCGGCGAGGATCGCCGACTTCGCGAACGCGTGGAGCGAGCTTGTGCCGGACGTGAGTCCGCGCTCGAGCCCTTTGACTTTGCTCGTCGACGTTTCGGCGTGCTTCCCGAACGTCTTGGTTGCTTCCGACGCGGCACGATAGGCGCGCTGGAGGCTCGACGCGTCGCCGAGCAGGAAAACCTTGACGTCAGGCACCGACCGGCCTGTCCTTCACGAACCTGAACATGGCGACGTAGATGCCGAGGTACACCTCGGTCATGCCACCTGGTGCGATTCCAGGGTAGTAGTGCCCGACCCAGGGGACCCAGAATCGATCAGGCTCAGACTCGATTGGGATTCCTCCGGCGCAGCTGCTGACGTCCCGTCCGAGCTGCTGGAGGTCAGTCCGGACCCGTCTGGGGGGACCGCGACAGACGCGTCCTCCTTCCCTTCGCCGCCGAAGTAGTCGAGGTCCGCGAAGTCGAGCTCGCGGACGTAGTCGTACACCTCGCGTCGCGTCCAGGTGCTGTGGCCCCGCTGGATCGCGACCGCGATCAGGCCGGTCATGATGTTCGGGTCCGGGTGCCCGTCCCCGGACTTCGCGAACAGCTCGCTGAACGTGTTCCAGTCGAGCCCGGTGACCTCGTACACGAGGGCGGGGTCGCCGAGCTTGAACGCGTCGACGAAGAAGTAGTCCTCCCCGTTGATCCGGACCCCTGCTTTCTCCGCCATCCGTTCCCTTCCCTTAGATGTTGTGCAGGCTTCTGATCAGCCCGGCGTTCTGGTTGAGGTTGTCGATCGCGTCCCGGACGTTCTTCTCGATCGCGAGACGGTTCTCGTCGAGCGCCGGGATCATCGCCTCGTCGAGGAGGTACTGCCCGAACTTCGGACGTTTCTTCTTGAGGTCGTGGCTGCCGCGTTGCTGCTCGGCGACATAGACGATCTCGCGGGAGATCCCGAGCCGCATCCCTGACCAGTCGACCGCCCCGGGCTTCTTCCCGGCATGGTGGATCTTGTCGCGCGCCTTGCTTTCCGCGGACACCTTGACAACCTCGCCGGCGTCCACGAAAGCGGACTTCACCTCGCGTGCGAGGCCGCGGTCGGCTACGGCGAACGCCCGGATCAGTTCGGTCAGCCCTTCGACACGAACCGCTTCCCCGACCGGCATGTTACGAGGTCGGGTAGGTGATCCCGGAGCCGCCCGGTGCGTTCCGGAACTCGGCGCTGAACTGGGCCGCGTCCCCGATCGTCCCGTCCAACGCTGCGTAGCTGAACAGCAGCGCGGCGGCGAGCAGCACCGCAGGGTTCGTTGCGGAACGGGCCGCGTTGACGGCCCGCACCTCGATCGCGACCGGGGTTGTCGAACCGACGAGCGGCGACAACGTGGCGTGAGTCTTCGCGGCCGTGAAGTCGGAGAGGAAGTCGAGCGTGATCGACGCTGTCCCCAACCCTTTCGTCTCCTGCGTGTAACCACTACCGAACGTGGTCACGTCGATCGGTGCTCTGTCGTCGACGGTGTGGATGCCGCGGCAGCTGCTCGAGAGATCGACGCCGTTCACCAGGACGAGCGCGTTTACGAACGGTCCAACAATCGGCATTTATTTCGCCTCCTTCGGCTTCTTCTCCGGGGTGAGCCAGCCAGCGGCGACAACTGCCCGCTCCTCGCGCTCCTCGAGGTCCAGTTCGACGGTTTCGCCCTGTTCGGCTCCATACCGCTGTGCGCCCTCTTCGGACGCGATCGTGTAGCTCTTCAAGGTCGCCTCCTAGGGCTGGGTGAGGTTGAACGCCCCGATCGTGCAGGACGTCACCTGGCTGTAGCTGATCGTCGCCATCCCCGTGACCGGGTCGGCGAACAGTTGCGGGTTGATGGGGCCGTACATGAAGTCCCCCGTCGTGATCGGGACCGTGAACGTCTCCGCGGCGAGCGTAGTACCGCTGAACGGTGCCGCGGACGCAGCGGTGGCGATCGTGACGATGCAGACCGTGCCGCCCGTGTTTTTCACCTCGATGAAGGTGTTCGTCCCGACGGGGCAGGCGTCGCCGCCTCCGCTGCACGCCGCGAACGTCGGGGCTGCACCGACCCGCGCGATCTGCTGGACCGTGAGTGTTGCCATCTAGCCTCCCTTTTTGCGGGTTGTTGTCAGATCCACGCGCGACAGTGGATTTGCACGATCAGGGTTGACTCGCGTTCCGAGTCGCCGGCGCCCTCGCTCAACGTGAACCCGCCGAGGTAGGCGTCATTGACGGCACCGTTGACGGTCGGGTCAGTGCGGAGCGTGTTCTCGAGCTCGGCGCACAACGCGAAGCAGCGGGCGTCGGCGGCCTGCATGTTGACGCCCTCACGGACGACGAGGATCACGACACGCTGGTCGTACTCCTCGAGCTTCCCTTTCGCGGCGGTCTCCCACACCTGGGAGCCCGCGGTGGTGCTGCACCAAATGAACTCGCGGCCCGGGTTCGGCAACGGCGGCCCGTACGACACCTGCACCTGGCTGAGCGCAGCCCGGGCTTGCAGCTGGGCGACAAGATTGGTTTTCAGGGCGGGGATCGTCGAGGTCGCCATCTAGAACACGCTGATCGAGCGGCGGTAACCGTTCACCTTCCGGATCGCCCCGATCGGAAGGTCGAAGCTGGTCGCGAAGTCCGGCTGCAACGCCATCCCGTCCTGGAGCTGCAACCCGAACGCGGACACGTCGCGGCGCATCCACGCCGCGACCGCGTCCGAGCACGCCTCGTTCACGACCGCTGGTATCGACGGGAACCCCCAGGTGCCGGTGACGTCGAGGAGCGCGTACCCGAACTGGATCATCGTGTTCGAGAACACGTTCAGGAACGCGGAGAGACGAACGGTCATGTACACGCCCTCACCGCTGGTGACAGGGGTAAGGGTGTAGTCGCTCCCCGCAACAAGGGTTTGCGGGCTGCTCGTCTCGGGGTTGAGCGACACGACTGTGGCGGTCTGGAGGTCGTAGGGTGAGAGGCTGACAATCCCGCCGGTGATCTTGAACCGGCGTGTGAGGGCGGTCGAGACGGGGGCGAACTCGCGCTCGCAGTAGTTGCTCAGCATCTGCGACGCGACCGGTATCAGGCTGAGGATCAGCTCGTCCCGGGTTGTTTCCTGCGGGTTCATCTCCAAGGACGCGCGGACGTCGGCGAGCGAGCACAGGTTCCCGGTCTGGATGCCGTGAGCCCGGACGTTGATCGCGAACTCGTCGCTGTCCTGAACCTTCGTCGACGGGAGCGTGACATGCCACCACGCGACGTACTCGCCGGCGGTGTTGACATCACTGGTCGCCCAGTCGTACCTGACCGTCCCGGCCAATGGGGTGACGATCACGGCGGCCGCGTCGATCTTCAACGGATCGGTCGCGGCGGCCGTCACGAGCCGCATCTGGAGCTTCACCGTCGCCGAGGTGAGGTCGAACGCGACCCCGTTCACCTTGATCGTGTCGGTCAGGCTCGGACTGGTGTTGCTCTGCCAGATATCAACCAAGATGCGGCTCCTGCGGGTCGAAAGCGGTGCTGGTGGGCGAGGTCGCCGTGCTGTCGTCAGGGTCGGCGCTGTCGAACCCGTTCATCGCCGGCGTGGTGGTGGTGGAGGCGTTCGCGTTGCTCTGGAACCGGTCGGTGATGTAGACGATGAACGCGGACACGAACTGCGCGACAAGCGACCCGGTCACCGTGACGGTCGCGATCAACACCTTCGGGAACTGCTTCGCCAGGGTCGCGGTGGCCGCCACGGTGGCCGACAGCGGTTTCGCGACACGCCGGCTCACCGACGCGGTGACGACAACGGTGGTCGCGGTCAGGATTCTCAGGAACACCCGGACCGCGGTGAGCGTCGCTGTGACAGCGACGGCGGTTGCGGTCAGTTTCTTGCCTACCTGTTTCGCTACTGACGCGGTAGCAGCGACCGTGGCGGCTCCCAGCGGCTTGTTCGCCTGCCGCACCACGCTGGCGGTCACCGCGACGGTTGTCGCGGTCAGGGTGCGAAGGATCACCTTGATCTGCGCGAGCGACGCGGTCACCACGACCGCTGTCGCCGTCACGGTCTTGTTGACCCGTCTGACGAGACTGGCGGTGACAGCGACCGTTGTCGCCGTCAACGGCTTGTTCGCTTGTTTGGTCAGTGACGCTGTGACCGCCACCGTCGTCGCGGTCAAGGCTTTAAGAACGACCTTGATCTGCGTGAGCGACGCGGTCACGACAACCGTGGTCGCGGTCACCGTTCTGCTGACTTGCTTCGCGACCGTCGCCGTGACGACCACGGCGGTCGCGGTCGCGTTCTTGTTCGTTTGCTTCTGGAGTGTCGCGGTGACGAGAACGGTGTCCGCGGTCAACGCTTGCGGGTTGGTGGTGCCTCCACCAGCGACGGGCCGGGTATGTTAGAAGCTCGACCCGGGCTGCCGCAACCCGGGTTGCGGGACCGCCCGGGTCAGCTGGCTCATCTCACTCGATCCACTTCAAGTAGCAGTCCAAAACCTGACCGGTGCCGGTGGGGCAGTACACACCGATCCCGTTCGCGGTGGCGGGTATCACCGTGAGCTCCCACGGCTGAAACGTCCAGATCACCCCGGAGCCGATCGCCGCGCCCAGTGACCAGCGGTGCCCGAGGTCGACGAGGGTCGGTCCGGTCGAGGTGTGCGAGTTGAACGCGGTACAGGTCGGGAGCACGCTCGACTGGTCGAGGTTGGCCTCGGTCAGGCCGGCGCCCTGGGTGCCTGCACTCGTCAACCGGCAGAGCGCGACGACGCACGCGGTCGCGGTGGTGTTCGTGATCCCGATCTCGAGGATCGAGAAGTTGACGGCCGCGGTCGCGTACAGGCTGATCGCCGGCAGGGTGGCGGTCGGTGCGTTCGTCGTTCTCGCGCCTACGGAGTAGGTAGCCATCCGAGCCTCCTAGCTGACGGTGAGGGCCATGCCGACATCCGGGATCGGCAGCTGCATGAACGTTCCGATGATCGCCGCGTTCAGGCAGGTGGTGCCGACCGTCCCTGTTGCGGTCTGCGTCCCGGTCGAGCTGAGCTCCTTGTACTCGGACGCGAGCGCACGCGCCTGGGTCACGTCCGAGGACAGGTTCGTGGTCGGGGACAGGTAGGTCGCGTCGGGCGTCCACACCGTCTGCGCCGTGCTCAGGCCGAACATCGCCAATGCGAACTCGACCGGCTGCGTTGTCGTCCCGGTGGTGCCAGTCGTGACGGCGGTCACCGTTGTTGTCTGCACGCGCGGCTGCGACTGGTCGAGCACCAACTTCCCCGCCCACTCCCTGACGGCAAACAGGATCTTGTTGCCGGTCGTGTGGGTCGCGGTGATCGTGACGGTGGTGGGGGCACCAATGTTCATTTGCGTGTACCACATCCCGGTGCGAATAACCGCCCCGGTTGTCTCCGCGGCCTGCTGAACCTGCGTCCAGGTATTCCCGGCGCTGTCAGCGACACCGGCGGCGGCGACGGTGTCGGCACCGTTCCACGCGAGCTCGAGCGTCAAGGTGTTCGCCGCCGTGGGGGTGTTCGTGAGGGTGCCGAGCGCCCACGTCCCCGTCGAGATCGTCAGCGTCCCGGTCTTGTTGTCACGAACGTAGAACGCCATCTAGAGAACTAGGCGAACACGACTTTCCAGGTGAACTGGATCGAGTCGCCCGACACAAGGTTGATGGCCGCGAAATCGCCCTTAGCAAAGAGGTTCCCGCCGGAGGCTGCGTCGAACAGCCCGGAGACGGTGACCGCCCCCGAGCCGGTCGCGGTCCGCGTCCCGACAACCTGGAACGTGTCGTTCGACACCGTCGTCGTCTGCCGGGTCACAACTCCGGTCGTGTGGTCGGTACCGGCCGAGGTTGTCAGGTCGACGAGCTTCTCGACCGTGGTCGGACCCAATGTGGTGTCGGTGACGAGCGCGGTCGTTTGCACTCCGGTGCCCCACCCGATGTTCAGGGGGATCGTGCCGGCGCTGTTCAGCCGGTTCGTGATGATGTCGCGTCCAGCGTTTACGACGACGGTTGCCAACGCCTCCACCTCCTCTTCAATCGTTGCCACCAGCTCAGGTCCGAGCCGGCGATCACTCCGAGGTCCTCACGGCTGCCGTCGGCGCGGATCACGACCGCCGACAACGTCACCTCTTCAACCCCGACCTTCGCTTCCATGTCCTTCACGCTCTCACTCCTTCACGCATCCCGCCGGGATAGAAAACCTCGTGCTTGTCGGCACCGACGAACTCGACCGTCAGTCCCCACCCGTCGCTGCCTCGTTGCGGGTAGGTGACGATCTCACCGATATGCCCGACCGTCACACTCGGGTCGACGAGCACCCTGAACCCCGCGGCGCGAACTTTGGCGCAGAACCCGAACTCCTCGTCCATCCGACCTGGGGTGTTCTCGAACCACGGGTCGCCGACCTCGTCCAGGACGTGCCTGCGGATCAGCGGCAGCGATCCGGTGGCTTGCACCTCGAACGGGTCGTCGTTGTCGGGGAGATAGTCGAACTGCATCACCCGCCGGTACGGGCTGTCCTCGTCGACCGGGTCGCCGTAATGCACGAGTGGGAACGGCGGCCCCCGCCTGACGCACAACGGGACGATCATGTCGGCGTCGCGGTCGAGGAGGCGGGTGAGTGTGTCGGCCTGGAAGACGTGGTCGTCGCCGACGATCCACACCCATTCGTCCTCGTCGCGGAGCGCACGGATCGAGTCGTTCAGGTTCGTGACGATGCTGGTGCCGATCCCGAAGATCCGTTGTGACCCGGTGGGCAGCTCCAGGTTCGCGAGTGAGATCGTGAAGCGGTGGTACCGGGCTGTTTCCTGGCACGGGACGATCACCGCGCCGGGTGGGTGCCTCACCGTTTCTCCGCTGTTTTCGCGGCCGGCCGCTTCTCCGCGACCTCCTGCCCGTGACCGACCCGTTTCAGCTCGGCGAGAACGGCTTTCTCACCGGAGCGCGCCTCGGTGATCACGGAGTCGTCGTCCTGCGCGCCTTGCGCTTTCCACTCGGCGATCTTGGCGCGGTAACCGGCGAGCTCCCGTTCGAGCGCGGACGCGTACGCGGCCGCGTCAGCGAAGTTCGGCGGGTAGTACGGCGGCTCTTTTGCCATTCGGCTCTCCTCTCGGGAAGGGTTGGTGGGGGGGTCGCGGAGGTGACCCCCCACCATTTGCCTGTTCCGGCCTAGAACGTCGGCGGTACGAGGCCGGCGCCGGTGACGGCACCGGACGCGCCCGGGTACCGGCCCGCGGTGAACGCGATGTACCCGAACACGATCAGCTGCACCTGAAGTGAGGTGCCGGCCTGCTGCTCGAACGACAATGTGACCGGGTCGCTGCCGCGTTCCCACAGGTGCACGACGGGGTCGGCGATCACGATGATCGCGTCGGCGTTCGTGGTCGCCCCGAGCGTGGTCGGGATGTTCGCGTCGGTGTAGACGGGGAGCCCGTGCATGTTCCCGACGAGGCCGTAGTCGGGCTGCCGGTTCGAGTCGGTGCCGATCGCGTTGAACACCGGCCCGGACGCGACGATCAGCGGCCGGTTCGACGAGTCGAGCGCAGCCTCGAAGAACCCCCACCTGCGCGGGTGCATGAAGATCTTCGTGGCGGTGTACCCGAGCCCTCCGACCGCGGTGTTGATCTGCTGGATCACGTCGGCGATCTTCGGCCACACCCCAGCAACGGTCGCCGTCGACGCGGTCGACGCGGAGATCGAAGAGGTGCCGAGCAGCCCGACCGGCTGGTTGCTCGCCCCGGAGCCGTTGATGCAGTACGAGTCCAACACGGCCCAGTAGCGGGCGATCAGGTCCTCGAACAGGATCTGATCCGAGTAGGCGGCCCGTTCGATCGCTTGCCTCGAGACGGGGCTGTAGCCGCTGACGGTGTTGACGGGGACGCTCAGGTCGACCTCGGTGGGGTCCTGGGTCACCACGGCGGTGTTCTGCGTCGTCTGGGCGGCCGCGGTGGTGCCGGCCGTCAGTCTCGGCACGACGACGGACATGCCGACGTCGGGGAGCGTCTGGTTGTTGCACTGGTCCGCGAACACGCGTCCATTCCGGGACGCCTTCGCGTACATGTCGACGAGGTACGCGGGCGGGATGATCCCGCCGAGCGTCGAGCTCGTCACCGCGCGCTTCTCGATCTCGTAATGCTGGTGCTTGTTGATCCGCTCGCTCGCCTCGGTGCTCTGCTTCAGCTGGGCGAAATACAGGTCGGTGAGGAACGAGCGGCCGCCGGCCTCGTAGATGTCCGGCTCTTTCACCTGGAACGTTTTCCCGGCCAGCTGGAGCGGCTTGTGCTGCTCCCGTGCCCGCTCGAGCGCCTCGGCGCTGCGGAGCTCGTCGTACAGCTTGTCGCGCTGCTCGACCGCGCCGGTGAACTCCTCGATCAGCTTGTCGCGCTGCTCCTGAGTCATCGACTCGTCGGCTTTGGCGTCCTCGATCGCCTTGTGGCGAGCGTCGACGTTCGCGCAGGCGGTGTTGTAGGCGTTGACTTTCTCCCCGTACTTCGGGGTGTCTTCGACTGCTGCCATGTTCAGTCCCTTCGGTCCACCGGGATCGGTCGGTGCCTGGCGACGGCCTCCGTGAGGTCGGGCCATTCGACCGGTTCCGGTACTTCTGTTGCCGCGTCGACTTCCGAAGGACTGGCGACGCTCCCCTCGCCCAAGTCGGGCTGATGGTGGCGGTCTCCCTGATCGGGCTGACCCAACGCAGCCGAGTAGCTGCGTAGTCCTGCGACTGTGCTGCTGTAGGCGCCCTGCGCCGTCGCGCACACGTCGTACAAGTGCGAAAGCTCCATGATGGTGCGGTGCTCGATGTCCGGCCCGTCGTCGTCGGATTCCACGACGCGGTACGCGGACTCGGCGATCGTGAACGCGAACGACGCCTGCTTGACGACGCCGTGCTCCATCTTCACGGCGAGCGCCCGCCCGTCGGGGTCGTCGCGCGAGACCTTCGCGAGGAAGTGGAGACCGTGAGCGTCGGCGCTGAGCTTGAGGCTGCCAGGCTGGCCGGCGGGAACGTCGGTGGCGGCGACAGCGCGGTTCATGTCGTGGCCGAAGTTGAAATGGACGACACCGGACGGTTGCCCGAGCCGCTGGTCGCGCAGGACACGATCGAACGCCGCGACGTCGACCGACTCCGTCAACTTCAAGAACTTCGAGTCGAGCAGCGTTGTTTGCTGGTTGAACACGGCGGCGTAGCCGCTCATCGTGTACGTCCCCTGAGAGGTGTTGTCGCGGACGTCGATGTGCGTGATCGGCGCGACGGCGTAGCGGAGCTCGTTCTCACTCATTCCTCATAGCCTCCGTTTCCGTTCCCGTTGCTGGTGGCCGCGGCGGCAGCCGGGTTCGGGGCGCCGCCGACCGGTGTGATCTGCGGGATGTCGCCGATCGTGCCGGGGAGGTCGTCGAGGCCACGGACACGGCGGGCCTCGTTCGGGGTCAGGATCCCCGCCTGCACGAGGCTGACGAGCACCGTCGCTTCTGTTTGGACGTCGCCGCGGACGAACAGCTCGGTGTCGAACTTCGGGTAGGTGTACGCGTGCCCGAACAGCTGCTCATCAGCGGAGAACGCCGACTCGATCCGTTCGAGCTCGGGGCCGAGCCCGAACCGCAACCATGACGTGAGGTCCTGCTCGAGGTTCGGGACCGCCCGTTCGAGTTGGACGCCGAGGAGGTTCGCGGGGACACCCATGATCCTGGAGGCGTCGTGGACGGTCAGGTGGGCGAGGTTGACGAACTCGGCGTCGTGGGCGGTCATCCCGATCGGGACGATCTTGGCGCCACCACCGATCACCGCGGTCGAGCCGCCCTGCAATCCCTCGTAGCTGGACTGCCACAGGTCTTTCCACTCCTCGGCTTCGGTTTTCTTGATGTTGCCGGGGAACTCGATCCCGAGCTGCAAACTTGGGCCGCGTGTCCAGAGTTTCGCTTCGTACCGTTGCCGGTTGACGGGCCCCGAGATTGCGTCTTTGAACAGCTTGATCGGTGTCGGCGCCTCGTACATGCCGCCGTCGCCGTGGCCGCGCAAATGGATGATCGTGTCGTAGTCGGTGTTGTATTTCGCGGGGCCGCGCCCGACGGGGTCCATGTACCCGTCCTGAACGGTGACGGTGTAGATCCCTTTGCCGCGACAGACGACCTGATCAGGGTGCAAGGCCCACCATTCGATGATCCGGTCGGTGGCGGGATCAACGTTCTTCCAGATGTACGCGTTGTTGCGCCACGCCAATGACTCCCCGATTGTTTCCCAGAACGCGAACCTGTCCTGGTAGGGGTTCGCCGGGGCGAGGAACAACAACGCTTGCCAGACGTTGTCGCGCCTGACCTTGTCGACGCCGTCACCGGACCAGCAGCGGAGCCGGAGGCTCGCAAGCGCTTCGGCCCTAAGCCTGGCGGCGCGGTACAGGGCGGGGACACCGCGGGCCTGGGATTCGCTGACGGTGGGTTGGAAGCCGCGGAGCCCGTCGTACCCGTACGGGATCATGTCGGTCAGGTGGAACGCGCGCAGCTCGACCTGGCCTTTGCCGCGGATCCGGGTGATCATAGAACCTCGTAGAACGCGACCCGGTCGCGGGGGATCGCGACCCAGCGTGACTCGAGCTCGGAAGGGTTGCCCGTCGTCGACGTGAGCAGGCTCGGCAGCGCGACGAGGTACTCCGAGTGGCGTCTGGAGACGAGGAGCCCTTCGACCGACGGGAGGGACGCGGTTTCGTCGATCAGGTGCATGCGGACCCTCCGTTTCCTCGTGAGGCTCACCCGGGCACCAGTTCGGCCCCAAGCTCTTTCCGGCGGTCGTAATACACCTGCGCCTGGTACTGCCGGATCTTCGAGCGGCCGCCGCGATGGTCGAACCGGACGAACGCGAAATGGTCGGCCTCGACCAGACCGGGTTTCGGGACCATGAACCCTTCGTACAGGAGCTGCCCGTCACCGGTCCGGTACGTGAAATGGTTGTGCTCGAGGTGGATCCCCGAGGGTTGGGCACGGAAGAACTTCCGGATCGGGACAACGCCCTCGCGGCTGCCGGCGGTGACCTCGTCCATCATCGCCGAAACCACGTCGAAACTGGTTTTGGCGAGCGCGTCGTGTAAGCCTTGCGCTTCGGTGATCACCTCGTCGCCGTCGACGATCCACAACCAGTCCTCACCCGAGATCGCGACCTGATGCCCTGCCGCGAACGCGAACGAGCGTTTCTCGACCTCGTTCCCGAACCACACCTCCTGCGGGCAATAAAGCGTCACCCCGATCTGGGCGCCCTGGCAGGCGGCGAGGATCGCTTGGGCCTGCTCGCCGGGTGATTGCGCGGTCCCGTTCGGATACAGGGCGTAGGCGCCGTCGACGGCGACGAGATGGTCAGCGCCGGCCTTAGCGACCGACGTGACGAGCTCGGTCAGGCACCACGCCGGTTCGTCATACCACGTGAGGAGTGCGATCAGCTTCACGTTCGCGCCACCACTCCTCCCACGCCACGAACGCGGCCGCCAGGTCGCGCCGCGCCTTGAACCCGCCGATCTCCTCCGCCGGGTTCCCGACCCACACCTCCCCGGGCGGCACGTCACGAAGAACGACGGCGCCGGCGCCGAGCCGCGCCCCTCGCCCGACTTTCACGAACGGTTTCACGAGCGCTCCGATCCCGCAACGGACACCGACCCCGAGGATCGCGTGGCCGCCGATCACGGTGCCTGGTGCGAGCTCGCAATCAGGGCCGATCGCGGCGTCGTGACCGATATGGACGTGTTTCATCAGCCACGCTCCCGCACCGACGAACGTTGCCTGGCCGATCCCGGCGTCGACGGTCACGAACGCTTCCACCGTCGCTGATTCGGCGATCTGCGGCTGGTAGAACGGGCCGCCGGCCCAGCGGTGGTCGCGGTGCTCGGGCGGGTCGCCGATCACCGCGGTCGGGTGGATCATCCCCAGTCGTCCAGGAGTTCTTTCGAGGTTCCGAGCATCGCCAAGCATTCGCTCGCAGCGACGATCACTTCACGGCATTTCACCCACATCTCCAACAGATCGGCGCCGTCGCGGTCGGGAGGATCCAAACCAGCGTCCAATAGGGCTTGCCGGTACAGGACCTGTTGCATCCGGAGCTTCGCCATCTCCATCCGATGCTCGATCTCACGGGCCTCCCACACCTGCCAGGTGGCGCCGACCGTCACCGACATCACCATGACGCCGCGAACACCTCCGGTTTCGGCACCGTCGCGGATCCCCACACCGCGAGCGTCGCTGCGACCAGCGGGGAGATGTCAGTCCCGGATGTTCGTCTCGCCCACGCCCACGCGTCCCCCAACGGCCGCGTTGTCGCGCCACGCAGCGCCGAGGTGAGCTCGGGCTGGCCGAGATGACGAACACGCTTATCGACGACAAGGTCGAACAGCAGGCCGCAAGCGTTCGCGTGATCCCTCGCGCTCGTCGCGGTCACCTCGACCCCCAGGTCAGCGAGTTCGTGCACGAGAGACGTCGCCGGCCCCGTCGCGTCGCAAGTGACGCCTCCGCAGTCGTGACGGTCGACGAGCTCCGCGACCCGGCCGGGCACCCAGTTCGTGCCGCGGCGGCGGTCGGTCACCTCGACATGCTGCCGCCCGTCCTTCCGCTTCCCCGCCACGGCGACAGACGCCCACGCCCGGTCGGGCGACACGTCAAAACTGAACCATTTCGTCCCGACGATCTTCGACCTCTCGTCGACCAGGCCCAACCAGTCCGCGACGGAGATCACCTCGTCGGTCAACCCGTCCGTCCGCGGCCAGTCACCAACCCCGAACAGCTCCACCGCCGCCGTCCGTTTCGGCATCGACTCGATCTCGTCCGCCATGTCGTCTTCCGAGATCAGCCCGTCATCGATACTCGGGTTCGCCGCCCGCCACAGCGTCCGGTCGCGCATCAGGTCGTCCGTCATCTCCGACAGATCGTCGAACGGCGCCGACCACTCGAACCAGCAGACCTTCTCGGCCCGGGCGATCCCGCGCTCCCGCAACCGAGCGAAGTTCACGCCGTACTCGTGCACCTCCTGATCCACCGCCGAACCCGCGTAGATCGTCTTCGGCCCATGCTTCGCCTGGCTCGCTCGCAGCATCGGCTTCTGCGCGCCGACCACCGCGTCACGGATCACCATCGCCTCGTCCCAGACAAGCAAGTCACCCGAATAGCCGCGTCCGCCCCCGGTCGTCCGCGCCTTGAAAATGATTCGGCAACCAGACTTCAGGTTGATCGACTCCTGCCCGTTCGCGTGCCGGTAGCCGCCACGATCCCGAACCCGAGCGTGAAGATGAGGAGCGTCCTGGATGAACGTCTCGAGCCGCAACTGATGCTCCTGCGACGTCGCGAACTCATGCGCCGTATGCATCACCACGCTGTAACCCAGCTCAAACGCCGCGAACGCCTCAACCGCCTGAAGGATCACGCCCTTACCGTTCTGCCGCGAAACATCGATCCCGTCGTTCGACGACACCCACCGGTCATCCTCGTCCAGCCCCAACACACCCTCAAGCACCATCTCCTGCCAATCGAAAAGCAGCCCGCCGGCGTCACGCCAAAACGCGATGCACTCCGACCCGAGCGACCGCATCCGCGGCGGCGCCCACGCGAACCGCGGCGTCACCACTCCTGCGACCGCCTCGACCAGTTCTTCAAAACCCCCGCTTTCAACCCGGCCGCCCGCAGATTGCACCTGCGATGCTCCGGCCCCATGTACCGGCTGTGGTCCCAGTCGTGATGACCGAGATGCCAGACCGAACCAGGCCGGATCGGTTGCCCGCAACGCCAACAGTTCACGCCGCCGGCGCTCACCAGCATCGCCAACCGCTTCCGCAGCTTCTGATGACCCCAGCCGTAACCCCGAGCCGTCGTCGATTTCGG